AAATTCGCTTGGCGTAGTGCTTGTGGTTTTAAGGTCCGTTTAGGTTCCTTCTTCGAATGGTGTTGCCAATTCGGGATAGAATTGCTCAATGTCCTTCCTATAGAGGTCTCTTAGATTATGTATAAGTTCAGGGGTCAACGTAAGCTTATTATGCTCGTCTGCCTGAGTATTGTACTCTATAGCAGGGTCAAACTCCAAGTCAACCCCTAATATGCCACCTAACCAAGTGGTAAACTTATCCCCAAATCCATCCTCAAACTTCCATATATGAGTCTTATCGGACATAAAATCAACCATTGGTCTATACCAATTAATAGACTCGCTACATGGATAATTATCAAGCATTGAAAAGAACATCATAGGATCCTCCATCGCTGCTTGACAATCATTACCATATACTCTCTTCAAATAAACAGAAGCTGAAATAAACCGATTAAAAGGATTTCTAACAATAGAAACATGAGGAATACCCTCTATATCCAAATGCTTTTCATACAACTCTCTATGAAAATGCCCAAGTTCTATTCCATCAACCTTTCTATAAACTTTATCTATCCCAAACTTTTCCCAATCATCATCCCAAACAAACTCATTATTAACCATTAAATTGGTTTCAATAAATCTCCCTGCAGTTCTGGGAATATGTACGAAAAGAAATCTCTTTCCTGTAGGTACATGTCTAAACGTTGCCATTAAATTGATCCATAATGTTAATTGTAGGGAACCATCCTAACTCACGTAAAGCAGTTGTATCTGCACATAAACTATCAGGTTCTCCTGGTGTATTCTCCTTGATAGGAAGATCTCTACCCATTTTCTTTGCTAAATCTAACACAGAAATAGATTCTCCGGTTCCTATATCCAAATGCCCTATAAAGGTACTAGGAATCAAATAACAAATTGCCCGTGCAACATCCTTTACATGAATATAGTCTCTTCTGTGCCTTGTAATGTACTTAGCAGTGTTCTCCTGCAGCATTCTATACAACATATCAGGTCTACTATTATTCTCTGCCCATACGTTAAAGAAGCGCATCCCTACGCTGTTAGGAGGTGCCTGTACTTCATTTACCTTCTTAGTAATAGCATAAGGATTCTGCCACCATCCGTGTGCTCCTGCAGAACTAGCATATAGAAGTCTTACATTATTCTTTCTACAATAATCAAATATAGGTTTTGACTTCTCTACATTATTCTCCCAGAACTTCTCAGGATTCTCAATACTATCTCTCAATGCAGCAAAGGCAGCAAGGTGAATGATTACATCATAATGTTCTGCAAACATCCCATCAGGACCTTGGAAGTCTCCTATATCATCAGGAAAATCTAGTCCTTTTACCAACCCACCATATCCCGCATCATATTTGAGATGAGTGTAAACATATTTCCCAATAAAACCTTTATGTCCTGTTACTAAAATTTTCATAATAATCTACTAAATCCTTTTACTTTCTCAAACGTCATCACTTTACTAAATGCATCTTCCATTCCAGTCTTATGAGAAATTACAAAAACATTTGCATCTGTAATTACATATTTGATAATTTTAAGAAATTCAAGAGTTCCCGATCCATCCAATGAACTATCAAACACCTCATCCATGATAAGGAGATTAGTATTTACAGAGTTCTTCATTCTAGCAACTTCTCTCCATGTAAACAAGAGTGCTAGATCGATCCTCATTTTTTCACCTTCTGAAAAAGAAGCATAAGAAAAATCCTCATGAATTGGGGACTGAACGGTTTCGTTAAATTCCTCATCAAGTGTGAAGTTGATGTAGAAGTCCATCATCTGAAGATAACGGTTAACTTGCTGATTTATCAGCGGTAGATACTTCTTTATGATTTTGGATTTAACTCCACCGTCTTTAAGCAAACCATACGCAAATGCGTGATAGTTTATGGTGTCCTTCCGTAAAGATAATTCGTTGTATGTAGTTGTAAGATTGTCCTTGAAGGTTGCTAACTTGTCATGCTCAGTATTTCTGTTTGCAAGTTGTTCGGTAATTCCTTGAATTTCCGATTCCAAATCTCTGATCTGTCGTTGACATCCAGAAATCCTAGTATTGTTTTTAGAAATGCCATGCGTTAGTGTAGTAATCTCCTTAGATAATTGAGTAAAGTGACGCTCTCGCTCTTCTTCCTTTTTAAGAGTATCTTCTAGTTCTTTGTAACCAGCTTGTAACTCCTTTGCTTTATTTTGAGCGTCTTCGATTTTATTTATTCTAAAGTCCTCCTCGATTGGTTGAGTACATGTCGGACACGTTACATTATCCGTAAAGAACTTATGCTCTTTCGTAATGGTTGCTACCTTATTAGCAATCTTACCCTTCAATCCACCAAGAGTGCGAAGTTTTTCTGTAGCACCTGTTACCTTCTCTTGCTTTTGAATAAGATCAGAAATGTCAGCTTCTGTTAACTTATTCTGCTCCATCTGAGTATCAACTTCCACTTGCAAGATCTTAATCTTATCATTCTTCTCTTCTATATTTTCCTTACTCCTACTCTCTAACTCCTCAATAAAATTCTCTTGCATCCTAACTTTATCATTAAGAGACTCTTTCTTCAATTCAAAAACTTTAATCTCTTCTTTAATAACACGAATCTTTTCCTTAAAAATATTATTCATTGAAGAAAAGATTTTAATATCCAATAAATCTTCAATAACCTCTCGCCTATGAGAAGAAGTTAATTGCATAAATGGCACAAATGTACTAGAACCAAGAATCACAATCTGAGTGAAAGACTTATAGTTCATCTTAAGAACATTCTGTTCCAACCACTTTTGTTGATCATTAGCATGAGAGAATTGGTTCATTACATTACCATCTCTCCATATCTCAAAAATATTTGGCTTTATTCCTCTTACAACTTTCCACTCAGTTGTCCCAATAGAAAACTCCACCTCAACCCTGGTATCCTTATCATTTGTAGAATTAACTAATTGTGGTTTATTAATCTTACGGAAAGGTTTACCAAATAAACTAAAAGTTAATGCATCCAATACAGTACTCTTACCAGCACCATTAGTTCCAATAATTAAATTGGTAGAATGATCAGTAAATTTAACATCAATATATTGATTGCCAGTACTTAAAAAATTCTTCCAGCGTATCTTTTCAAATAAAATCATGTTTAGTATCAGGAGGAATTACAATGTCATTCTCAGTTATAACTGTATAGTTATAATCATGAGCTTCACAAGTTTTTATCATCACTTCATCATCAACTTCAATAACATGCATCTCTGGATAATCCTCCTCTTCTAACATCATAGCATAACGTGTTGCATCATCTTCTTCTTCCCAAAGATAAAGAATCTGAGATCCATCTGCATTGGGTACAGAATAGGCACCTTCAGATTCCTTGCCAGCAACAGTTAGAATATACATTAAACCAACTCACATGCTTCCCGATATACATCTTGCAACATCTTCTGAACAATTGATTTATCGAGATTTATATCCGACTCTTCAATATACCTATTAAGAATAGACATAGTATCTTCGGACTCAAACGCTTCAAAATCATGAGCATACCACCCATTGAAATCAAAATTTTCTACAATCTTAATTTCTGCTACATTAGAATTATACAACTTATCAATAAATTTTTCAAATTTCTTACTATCAGTCTTCTGACGAACAATAACTTTTACAATTTTATTCTCATACTCTCTCGCATCAAAAGTCTGATATGGAGTATCCTCATACACAATCTTATAAAACATCCTATAAGGATTATTAATTGGAGTATGTTCTAAGGTTTCTGTATCAAAGAAATGAAATCCCTTTGTCTCTTCTACATCATGCCAATACAATTCATAAGGATTACCCAAGTAATGAATATCTTCTTGATGAGATCTAGTATGAAAATGTCCAGAATATACTCTTTCAAATCTTTTAAAAACATCTGCAGGTGTACCATGATCCATAGTGACCATATTATTAACTGCAAACCCATTAAGTTCCAAATGTCCCATTACTACTGGACATTTAGTTTTCTTAAGAGCATTAAAAGTTTTTTGTTCGTTCTCTGAATTAATCCAAGGAACCATCATTATCCCCAGATCATCAATCTTTATTTCAGTTGCTTCGGAATAAACATGTACATTATCATACTCACGAAGTAATAAATCTACTGCATTTACTTGATTTGTATTCTTATAATATGCTGTATGATTGCCCACAATAGTATGGACAGTTATACCCATCTTGTTTAATTTATCGTAATAATTATCCTTTGCCCAGGATAAAGCCGAAAAGTCGATATCTCA